TTGCTTGTATACACGAATATTGTACCTCATATCATCTGACATATTTTCAATATCAAAAGTAGAATGGTGACGATATTCTAACCAACCTTTGTCTTTGTAATACTTAACTTCATCTTTTGTTAGATTGAGAATTTCACTTTGTTCGACTTGAAAGTATCCACTATTCAATCCCTCTCGCACCTTTACTTCTTCAAGAATAAAATCATATCCTTTGAAGATGTGCTTCGCACCAAAGAAAGTTTCTATCCAATGGTTCGCATCGTCGGTGCTAATGATTGCATACTTCTTGTTGTTGGTGAACGCAGACTTGGCGTGTTCGTATAGACTATCTCTTCTGAAGTGACGCATTCCACCCTTGACCATTTTGTCTAGGTGTTTATCATCTGCAAACAAATCATAGATGGAATAACCAGTATCCTTGTCCGTATAATTAATACGAACCTTCATCATATTACTAAACCACTGGTCTGCTTCACCACCCATACGAGACTTATTGATAATTACATCATTGTCGATGTCAGACAACTCATCAGTATGAGTAAATTCGTGAACAGGGTATTCTGCAATCTTATTGAACTGGTCAAGAATACCTTCTTCAGTCTTTCCTGTTCGCGGAGGACAGCCGTGAGAGTCCCACGAATTCTTAACTACCTTACGCATTTCAATAACCCACTCACGAAACTCATCGGGAGTCATCTCGACGAGTTCTTCATAATTGCAATTAATGTGTGAGTCAATCACATATTCATTTCGTTCATAAAATAGTTTTGTATCTATCATCTTATCCTACTAAAGTTATTCTTCTTTTCAAAAACAATGTGGTTCTGAAACTTATCTGTCATTGTATCAGATTTATGAGAAATTACAAATATATTTGCACGACTTCCGAAGGATGTCAAGAGTTTTAAGAACTCTTCTGTGCCTACTGCATCAAGACTGGAGTCAAACACCTCATCCAGAATCAACAGATTGCAATTTACGCTGTTCTTTAACCGTGCAATCTCACGCCAGGCGAGAAGCAGAGACAGGTCGATACGCAATCGTTCGCCTTCACTGAAACTGTGGTAGGTGAATTCATCACGATGTCGGCTTTTGATTGTCTCACCAAAGTTTTCATCGAGATTAAATTGGCAAAAGAAATCCATATCTGCAAGATACTTATTGATTAACTTGTTCATAATCGGCAAGTAGTGCTTGATAATCTTCGCCTTGATTCCACTGTCCTTTAGAAGAGTAGAAGCAATAGCAAGATAATGTTTGTCTTCGACAAGTTCTTTTCTTCTTTCAACGTGATTCTTTCCTTCACCTAACAGTTGATTCAATTCGTCCCGTGTCTCCTGTACTCCCGTACCTTCACTTAAAACAGATTCAATATTATTTTGCATCTTGTTTATGTACTGAGACGAAGCACTAACTTGGTTTTGTTTTGCAGAAATTATTTTTTCGGTACTATGAGCATCTTGCAATACAGCGTTGATTTCATTCAATCTAATTTCTGTATCCGCAATCGTTTTACGAAGTTCAGTAATGGCAACTTCTATTTCATCCTGCTCGTCGGACATTTCTTCCCACACACTTTTCTTGTGGTGTTCTTGAATATCTTGTTTACAGGACGGACAGGTATCATTTACCTCATAGAACTTAGCATTTTTCTCTATAGTCTTTATCTTATTCTTTAGTTGAGTTTCTACAGACTCCATCTTAATGAGAGACTTGGGTACTTCGCCTCTATCTTCGATTGCATCCAATAGAGTCTTTAAGACGATTTGTTGCTCTTCTATTTCTTTTTCTAACTCTTCGATTTGCTTCTGTGATTCTTTTACTTCCGCCCGATACTTATCTACAGACTCGCTCGACTTCTTCTCTAGGGTATCAATTAGTTTCTGCTTCTCGTCAACTTTACTTTTGGCAATTTCAATCTTAGTGTCTATGTCTTTAACATATTCTTTTGTCATCTGAAGTCTTGCACGAACCAAAGTATTCATCACAGAGAACACATCAATGTCTAGTAGATTTTCAACAACAAGTCTTCTGTCTGTGGCACTCAACTGCATAAACGGAACATAGTTTGACGAACCCAGAATCACCACCTGACAGAATGATTTATATGACATCTTAAGAATCTGTTCTTCTAGAATCCTTTGGTAGTCTCTCGACTTAGCATCTTGGTCAAGCATCTCGCCATTCTTGTATATCTCAAACTTCTTTGGTTTGAGACTTCGAAATACTCTATACTCTTCATTACCTATGGTAAATATTATTTCAACTTCACAATCTTTTTCATTGATTGAATTGGGAAGTTGCGGAATGTTGATACCACGAAATGATTTTCCAAACAAGGCAAATGTCAATGCATCAAGCATCGTTGATTTACCTGCACCATTCTCACCAGAGATGAGAGTGTTGTCGTGCCGAGTAAAGTCAACGATAGTCTTGTAATTGCCAGTCGAAAGAAAGTTCTTCCAACTTAGTGTTTGGAATATAATCAAACTAACATCTCCTCATACCAACTAGGAGTTTCTGAATAATTCCATTTCGCAAACGCTGTCTTCTCTCCGAGATAGTATGCACGGTACGCTTTCACCGCATCTTCATTCTTATACTCTTCAGGCATTGCTTGTGCGAATGGTGTGATAGAATCTGCAATTGAAATGTTTTTAGGTTTACGAAAACGAATGAGAGTAATCATATCTTCGCTTTTGTGTACCTTCTTGTATCGGCGAGTGTATTCCTTGCATAGTTCGTATGCGTGTTCCACCAACCAGTAATAGTTTCTGTTGTTCTCCATCACCCACTGAGTACAAGGATGTCCAACAAAAGATGCTTTGTATAGCATTTCTTCCATCAACTTATGTGGAGAAGTCCAGCGTTTAATGCGACGATTGTTTGCAGACAACTCGGTATATTGTTCACCGTCAAGGACACGATGAGCAGTAGATAGCATTTGTGCCGATTCAACAATCATTTTCACAACGTGCTTATCGCACATATCTCTAGCGGCGACTTGAGGACTCTCGTCCAATACAAAAATATTCACAGCGACAAACTTTCCATATAAAGGTCTTTGATGAGTTTCTTCATACGAGCCTTATCTTCCACCTCATCAATAGAATCAATCTCATTATTTATTAGTGTAACAGTATCTTGTGCTAAGTCAACTATTTCTTCCTTAGTCCACTCAGAATCTACAATTTCTTCAACTACTGTTATCTTCGCAACGCCTGATTCATATAGTTTGTCCATAAATCTATCGAAACTATATGGGTGCTTCTTTGATTCTACGAACAGTTTAATATAAGAGCCTTTAAGATGTGGATAGGTCTTATCTGTTTCCATAGGTCCGTCTTCGTCATTGTAGCGAAGTGTATGGAACATCTTATATGGATTCTCTATGAATTCAAGTTCTCTCGTTTCCGTGTCTAGGATATGAAATCCTTTTGTTTCTGCCAAATCTGAGAATGTGATTTGATACTGAGTCCCCAAGTAATATACGTTTTCTTTTTCTTGGCGACAATGAAAGTGTCCAGACAGAACCTTTTCATATCTATCGAATAGTTTGGAGTTCATTCCGCCTTGGAAATCAACACCTCGCATAACTTCATACCCATCAAGTTCAAGGTGTCCCAATAGGATTGGAGCAGATGCAGTTTTAATAAAGTCTACAGATTGATTGTAATTTTCTTTGTTTACCCAAGGAAGAAAGGCAATACTAAGACCATCAAACTCTACTACTTCTGGCTTTTCATATAGTTTAATATCATTACCGAACAGTTCTCTTACAGAGTTCACTTCATTTGTATTTCGGTAATACACATCGTGGTTACCAAGTATGCAGTGAAAATCTATGTTCTCTTCTTTGAGTCTATCAATGAATCGATTTCTGACTTGATTCAGAATACTAAAATTGACAAACTTACGCCTATCCATTAGGTCGCCAGCGTGAATTACGGTATCAATATTGTTTTCTTTGACGTATGGAAAAAACACATTGTCAAAGAACTTCATAAAGTAATCAAAGAATAATTGTGAGTCGCCTCTTGCACCGAAGTGCGTATCATTTATCAGTGCTATTTTCACTTTTACCATCCTCAAAAAACGAATCTAGGGTTATACCTTTATTCTTTTCTTTTAGAGCCTTTGCTTTTCTATCTTTCTCTTTCTTTGGCGTGAAGTTATCGATATCTGTATTTGTCAATCGATAATAATCAGCAGGAGCATTCTTTGATTCCGACATATCGACACCTTCGGAATGTTCTACCCACCGTGGAAAGTGATGTTCTTTGTCTAACTCTTCAATCAGTTTATACTTCACATACATCTGTTTCTTTTCTTTTTGAATTCTTCTAAGAAAAGCATAATAGATTATTTGTGTGAAGTATGAAAACGGATTCTTGGATTTTTCTGGATTAAAGTTGTGTGCATACATCAAACAGTTTTCTATACCATCGCCAACCATCTCTTCCCTGTATTCATAATTAATGAAGTTAGGTCTATGGGATAGTCTTTCAGCAATTTCCATAAAACACGTTCCGATATACTCAGTCACAGGAGGTCTTGGGTCTTCCACTTCCTCCGCTTCGATAACCAGTTTCTTCCACTTACACATCTCTTCGAAGAATACTTGGTTGTCTACATAATGGTTTGATTTTTTTGTCATTTTCTCACATTTTTGTCCTTGACATACTATAAAATTTAGGGTACTATTATCTGTGTTAGGGAATCAATAAATCTCTTTAGATACCTTAAGGTTCTGGGTTCCAATCACGGAAGTAATCTTCAATGTCGGTTGGGCGACGAGGTTTTCTCTTTGAGTTACCCTCGTTTTTCATTTTTAAAAACTCTTCAATGTCAAACTCAGCACCTTCATTCTCTGGGTCTAAACTGACAATACCATTCATTAGAAATCCTAAGAACAAGCCAGGAGGAATACGAAAGTTCATTTGAACATTTTCTTCGTCTTGTTCTGGTTCAATTTCTTCTTCTGGTATAATGCCAGCATCTAGGTCACTCTCTATTATATTTCGTAGATACTCTTCCAGTTGTTCTGGGTCACCAAGCATCTCTTGAACTAAGTCTTGAATTACATCTTCCTTTTCGAGTTTATGAAGATATAAGCCAACTATGTCTTGTGTTGGTGACGTTTCCAGAAGGATATGCCTTACTGGAATTTTTGTATCTAGTTCATTGCTTAGATTTGCCCAAGGGCGCATCAGTGTAATTTCTTTTTGCATTCCCGTCATTGGGTCTTGCATAGTAATTGTTTTAACCATCATAGCACGATGTAGAGTAATTGTACGAGTGTTCTTTCCGACTACTTTTCCAATTACCTCATCACCCGAAGAAAGTTTATAGTTCCTGTATACATCACCCATTCGCTTCTCCTTCTTCTAGGTTAATTTTTACCGTCTTGTACTCGAACTTCTCTTTATTATATATCTTCATTCTCTCTACAAAATGCTTTAGCGTATGGTTTACCCAAGTCTTCCAAGTCAAATCGTCACCAATATCATACAATTTTGCCTTCTCTTTATATTTAGACTTTCTCAATTGTCGCCCAATAGACTGAAGAACACGGATTCTTGATTTGGAAGGAGAAGCAAAGATAATATTATGAAGCCTACGAATAGAAACGCCTGTGGAGAATGTTCCATAGGATGCTACAATAATTGCATTGTCGTTTTCTTCTGTCAACTTTCTTACCTTTTCTCTGTCTTCTGCATCAGTTCCCCCATACACAAAGTGAACATCGTGGTCTGGACAAGTACGTTCAATTAGTTTGACTAATTTTTTACCGTGCTTTTCTACCAGTTGAAAAAGAACAAGAGTATTACCGTTGAGGTTTTTTGCCAGATTTGCAATGAAGTTGTTTCTGTATGGGTTGGTTACTAGCCATTCTAGTTCATTGAAATATTTGCTTCGCTTCAATTCTTTTCTTGTTTTCTCCGAGTACCTTAATAGTATACACTCAATTTCCAATTTTGCAAGTAGGTCTTTATCCATTAACTCATTAGTTTTGATGACGTTATATACAGAACCGAACAAACCTTCGATGACTAACTTGTGTGTTTGTGTGCCATCGAGTGTTCCAGTTGTGCCAATTCTATATGGACAGGTCTTCAGTTTTGACATAATACTTGTGAGAGATTTTGACTTGAACAGATGGCATTCGTCACCGAACACTGCACCAAAGTTATCAAAGTACTTTTGACCACATTTGTAGATGCTCTGCCAAGTAGAAATTACAATTCTGCTTTCGTTTATCTTTTCCTGATTGGCAAACACAGTGTGACATTCTGCCGCTACATCAAAGGTTCTATCCGCCTTTGAGTATTCTTTGAAGTCTTCGTACATCTGTGTTACGAGAGATACGGTAGGAACAATAACAAGAATCTTTTTGTCTTGTGGTAGTTCTTCCATATAGTGCCTAATCAAAGAGTAGATAATTAAACTCTTTCCTGATGCAGTGGGGGAAAGAAGAAGACATCTGTTATTGTTCATTGCGTGATGAACAGCATCTACCTGATGGTCGTATGCTTTTAGGATTTCGTCTTTGTATGCTGGCTGTAGAGTATCGTTGATGTACTCTTCTACTTCTTCCCTCAGAATATCATTCTTAGGAACAAGAGGAGCGTTGAATGTTACAGAATAATCACGTTCATTTGCAAATGCCTGAACGTAATCTTCAAGACCAGCATAGAGTTCTTGCTTGTAGATGTTGTATAGTTTAATAGTTCCATCCCACATCTTATTTCTGTAGGAAGGCATAAATTGATAGCCTGGAACTTTAAAGGTGAAGAACTCAGATAACTCCTGTGCGATACCTCTATCGCAATCAACGGAAATGTAAACAGAGTCTTTTTGTGTTACAACTAAATCACTCATTGTTATATTTAGGGTGAAAATTCTTTACCATCAACCAAAATTGAAGTTCTTCCACCAACTACTCCTGACCATACTACGCAATGGACTCCTGCTTCTTTGAGCATCTGTAGTCCTATATTACAAGATTCGTTCCATCTATCGGGGGTTCTTTCGAAATACTCTTTGTGTCCAATCACTCTAGTGATTCCGCATTGTATGATTGCTCTTGCACAATCAGAACAAGAAAACCAAGGACAATACATTGTACAACCCAGAGTAGACAATCCAGCCTTTGCGGCTTTATAAAGTACGTTTCTTTCAGCGTGTTCGACATAGTTATACTTCTCTGGACGTTGCCATCTTTCTTCTGTGTGCTTTACTTGGTACGGAATATTATTACATTCCATCGCAAGAATTCCATTGTTATTGTCAGTCAATAAAGCCGCAAGTTGAGTAGATGGGTCTTGTGAATTATGTTCTGCATACTGATACAGTTGACGAAAGTATACTTGATGCATTGGGTCATTTTGAATATTATATGCCACTGGTAAATCTTCTCCACTCAATTGCATTCTTTATTTCCCAACCTCGACCAGATACACTCTTTACAATAGATGCAAGATAGTCTACCTTTTCTTTGTGTAGGGTGATTCTATCGTCTACTTTAGTTACATCGCTATCAGACTGGATGTACATATCTAAGTCTTGTTTGAGAACTTTCAATTGAAATGGTTCCCAGCCTCTCTCGTCGAGTTCTTCTTGACTCATTTTGCCAGTATAGAACTCCCACTTATCTCGAATGAGTTCACGCCTATCCGCCTCTAGTTTACGAAGAAGAATTCTTTCGTCGTGAAATAGGTTCAGATACTTGTTGTGAAGTTGTGGAATTTTGAGCGATTCAAGGTCAAGTTCACTGTCATCAATGACCATATCTTTCGCTACCATTTTTCTAATATCATCAAATCGCATATATACACTCCAAAATTATCCTTTATTATACAGGCAAAAACCTATACAGTCAAGATAATTTTGTGATTTCATAATTGGTATAACGAAAAGTAGCCGTACCAATCAACGCATCTGGACTAGTGGTCGTACTATCAAACTCCAAGCCAGAAAGTGAGGTTGGTAGTATGTTAAAGAACTGCACTCGAATCTTAGGATTCATTGCACTATTCAAAATAGTAAGAGTGGCGTCTGTGTAGTGTTCACCCGCCTGTTCGTATTCTTTATGGTCATCTGTATGAACTGTTGAACGAATCCATTCATATAGTTCCATCCAGTTATTCATTTCTTCGTCAACCATAAAGTTAATGGTCAAATCATCAAATTCAGGAATGCCAGGTGCGTGAGGTATATTAACAAATCGAGTTGGTTGTTCAATTGGACTTGCACTGATACTGGGTAGGTTTGCACTTTGGCAGAAAAATGTAACGTGTGGACATCTCTTCATAGCGAATTGAAAGTATGTCGGAAGAAGAGGATTTAAATTATCAGGTTGTCTTGCAAGAAAGTCTGCGGATATTCCGCTGTTAGGATTATATCCTGCAAGTTGGTCACCAGTAGGACCAGCAGGTGGCTTTGGTTTTGCACCAATCACTGCTCTTATATTTCTGTCTCTTCTGTTTGTGTCGAGCGACATAGTATTCTCCTATAGTATGTATAAAAGAAAAGGGGAGTCCCGAAGGACTCCCCCAATTCTTATCTTCAATTACGGATTCAATCAGGTGATTGAACCATCGTGTGCGTTGACACCGTGTAGGTTATCTACTCGGAAGATTCTGTAGTAACAGTTGTTACGAGCAGTTCCGATGTTGTCAACCGAGGCAGACGTTCCGCGAGCGAATGGGTTTTCACACATACCGTAGCGGGTCTTAAATCCAATCTTAGGTTGGAAGTTATCTGCATCAACGGCGCGTACCATCTGTAGTGGGACATATGGGCAGTAGAAGAGTCCAGCATCATACTGGCTTTCACCGCGATATCCGACTACAACGTAGTTGGTAGTTGCGTATGGGTCAACGTAAACCTTAATCTTGGCACCGAGGAGTCCGACAAAGGTGTTACCAGTGTCATCAACTTCGAGTCCAGCAAAGGCAGGGTCGTGGTTGAGGATACCACTCATTGAGAGAGCGGAAGC